ACGTGGTATCTTTAGTCGTCAGGCTGCTCAAAATGTTGCAGCAAAAAATGGTCGTAGAGAGATTGTAGACTTTGGAACAAACCCTTGTTCAGAAATTATTCTTCGTCCTTACCAGTTCTGTAATCTAACAGAAGTTGTAGTTAGAGATACAGATGATTTACAGACTCTAAAAGACAAGGTAGAACTTGCAACAATTCTTGGAACTGTTCAATCTTCATTTACCCGTTTTAAGTATCTAAGAAAAATCTGGCAGAAGAACTGTGAGGAAGAAAGATTACTTGGTGTCTCACTAACAGGTCAACTCTCACACCCTGTCCTAAACGGCTCTGAGGGCGTAGAAAAGCTATCGCAGTGGTTGGATGAACTTAGACTATACTCAGTAGAAGTTAATGACTTCTGGGCAAAGAAAATGGGCATCAATCCAGCAACTGCTATTTCTTGTGTAAAGCCATCTGGAACAGTTTCTCAACTTGTTAATGCATCCTCAGGTATGCATCCTTGGCACTCACAATACTATGCTCGTACAATTCGTGGAGATATGAAAGATCCAATTACCGCATTCTTGGTAGATATGGGAATTAAGCACGAACCAGATGTAATGAAGCCAAATGATACTATGGTATTTACCTTTCCTATTGCTGCTCCAGAAGGTGCAACACTTCGTCAGGATTTGACAGCAGTTCAGCATCTAGATATTTGGCTTACATACCAACGTCATTGGGCAGAGCATAAGCCTATTTATGAAACCTTTGATGGGACAACTTCCGTACAAGATCTAGCGTGTGTTGCAGGTGCTTGTGATATCACGGAGATCTCTAAAGCGGTATAATAAAATGGATGCCATATGTCCTATTCTGATTTAATACAAAGAGATAACCCAGCTATTGTTTGGTCTTTAGATGATACAGACACTACGGTTAGACCAGATTCTTTTTTATACAAGACATATACTAATCCCTCTACAAGAACTTACCATACTGGCTCATACTCAACCGTTGTAAAAACAGGTCTTCCTTTGATTTATGGCGGTAAGCAATCTATTAAAATAACAGATAATTCTGGATATATTAGAGTACCTTCTTTAGATAAGATGTCTATTAAAGATTCAAGAAACTCCTCATCTTTAGAGTTTTGGGTAAAACTAAGTTCCTCAAGTAACACAGAGCAGGTTCTTGTAAGCAAACCAGATTATGGAACTTGCATTTATATCAAAGATGACTATGTTACCTTTAGACTAGGAACAACAGCAAAGTATTACGAAGTATCCTCCCCTATCGATACAATAAATAAGCCCCTTCATATTGTTGCAAGTTATTCAAAAGAAGCAATATCAATTATTGTTAATGGCATTAGTAAGACAAAAAGCATCGTTGATCCAGACTCTTTGTTTCCAACTTATGATGCTAATGATGAGTATTTTGATTTTAAAAAGCCTTCTGGAATATCCCAGGTTGAATATGATTGTATATCTTTATATTCTTATCCTTTACAAAGAGAAAAAGCTGTAAAGCACTTTGTATATGGAGCAGGATATAGTTTGCCATCAGAGATAATTAATTCTAATGGTGGAGTTTTTTATAACTTCTCTATGGATGGTCATAAAGAAATTAACAAGTATGATATGGGTCCAGGAACTGCTTGGAGCATAACGGATGCAAATAACTGTCTGATTGAAAATGGATTGCTTACCATTAAAAAGAAACAAGAGCCAACAACATATTTTGCAGAAAATACATCTATCTCAGATACTTCACTGTTTCCAGGAGTTGGGTCTAACATATATTCTTTTGTTTCAGGATCATATCTAGAAATTGAAAATATTAATTCAATTATTCCAGACTCTATTGGCGGATGGGCAGCAAAATTTTATCAAGGAACATACTCTTCGAGCAAAAAAGTATTATTGAGTATAGGATCTAAATCTTCACAAAACTACATTGAGTTTTATACAATAACAGAGTCATCTACAAATAAAATAAACGTAGATGTTAATGGCTCTGTTACAACAATAAAAACTGGTCATACATTATCTACAGAATTTTACGTTGGTTACTATAAAGATATTACTGGAACATCAAATGTATTCTTTTTAACATCTGGAAGTCAGGTAGTTACTCCATTAACTTTGCCAGAAATCCCTTCTGCCTATGCAAGGTTTGGATCGGATAACGTATGGTTTGATGGAGCAGATATTACAAAGCTTGATTTAAATACAGGAATATCAGACTCTTATTTAATAAAAATTGTTGGTATTCATAAAGATAATGCCTCTTTATATGACACCTATTCTGAAATAGAAGGTTCTAGTTTTAAGCATTACTATACAGCTAGTCCAAACACAGCAGAGCGTAGATTTAAAATAAAGTCATATGCACAGGCTACTATTGATATTGACCAACAATTATTATGTCCCCCACTTTCTGAAGTAACTGGGGCTTGCAGAATTGAAATAGGAAATCCTTTAGGTTCTAGATCAGTTCTTATGTCTTTATATGAAAGAGCATATTCTAATGGAACACAGTCGTCATCAACTACAAGATATACTGATGATTACCAAAATAGAGTAATTACATCTGGGACTTGGCTAAATAAAAAAACAACACAAACTGAAAATTCTTCAACAAATCCAGCAGATACCTTGTCTTTTGTTTTTACATTTAAGACAGATGATTTAGTTGATAGAACTCCATATTTAAATTATTTTAGAATTGCTTCCTATGCACTAAATAATGACGGTACAGACTATGTTTTAAATAATTCAAGTCCAGGGGGTAATCCAGCAAAGATATACCTAAAGTCTGGTGAATGTAGTATCCCAGATATTATTGAAATGCCGTTTTTTTATAACGGATATTCCTCTGGTCTTAAATTAAAAACTTCATATGCAAAGATAAATCACGACTTTACTAGCGTTCAGAAGTTTGCACAAATAACTAACATTGTTGTATCTGGTGGAAACGCAACCTATACTTTAGTAGATAATCCTTTTGTTGCTGGAGACATTGTTTCTGTTTCTGAAATAAATGGTACAAATCAGTTTGCTTTTACAAGCAGGACAATATCTTCAGTTTCTGGAAACAACATTGTTTTTACTGGTTTTGCACCAACAGGAACATATGTAGCAGAGTCAACAGGCTCTGATGGTACGGCAGGTGTTATGCAGACTGCCTCTGGAATTAGTACGGTTTCTTTTATGGCTTATATAGAATCTGCTTCTACTCCAGGAACAGCATTAAAAATTATAAAAATTGGAAATAGTCAGTTTACTGCAAATAACTTTTCTGGAGTAAAAGTGCTCGCTGATGCTACAACATATGTAAATGGGGTAGCTTATCACTCATCAAGCAATCCAGTAAAACTTAACGAATGGCAGATGATAACCCTTGTATTTGATTCCCCTATTGCTGTTGTTAGCGGATCTCCAGTTGAAATTATTTTGGGAGATCCATCAACCGCACTTGCAACAAACGTATATATTGATCAATTAATGCTATTTGATAAAAAACTTACTACAAACGGTGGTCTTGGATCTCTAGATAATCTTTATAATACTTTTGTTGGAAATATTCCAAGCGTATTTCAGTCAACAAAATCAACAGAAGTAATCTTGAGAGATTTAGACAAAATGTCAGTAGAGGCATATAATTATGTTAACTGTGATTATCTAATTAGTTCTGGAACAATTTATGACTTATTGAAGAATGGTGGCTCTACAGAAACCTTAACTATTTCATATGGAAAATCAAGCGGAAATCCAGTGGTATCAAAACAGGTAAAATATCCAGCAACAACAGGACAAGCCACGATATACCTTTCTGATACAGCAAACCTTTACGCTGGAAGTGTAAGAGTTAATTCAGCAAATGATACAGTATTGGGAACGATTGGATCTTTAGACTTATCACCAACCCTTACAAGCGTAAATACAGCAAATAGCTCAAGTGGACAAATAGCACTTAAAAGAAGTGACAAGTCGTTTACTTCAACTGTAACCTTGGTATCTTCTACTGGAATTGATGTTGGAGATAAAGTTCTTAAGTCTGGATATTTAGATGCAGGAGCAGAAGTTTCATCAAAATCTGGCAATGTTATAAAAATAACTTTTAAAGTTATAAATGCAAAATATCCTAAGTCAAAGGCATATGGTTTGATTCAGGCTCTGCCAAAAAGCACACCTTTAAGTTTTGTCAAATCTTCTCCTAAAATTATAATGTCTGCTAATTTAACTACTGCTGTGACAAAATCACAAACCCTATATTTTAGAGATAAAGTCTATTATGAGAACTATGCACAAAAAGAAAAGTTGAAGATTTCTGGAAGTAACTATATTAAAACTGGGGATAAGATTCTTGTTATAAATGAATCTCAGTCTAAATACTTACTTTACACGGTTACTTTAAATGCAGAAGCTGCTGCAATAATTCCAGAGAGTGAAGCTAGAACTTACAGTGTTACCTTTACAAAATACACCTTATCTGAAAATGAGCTATATCAATACGGAACATTGAATTACAAATATTCTCAAGCCAATAATAACCTAACAACTATAGTTACTCCTAATACAACAAAAAATGGAAAGGTTTTATTTAAGTTTGAACCGCAGTATGCAATAACAGAGTAAAAATGGTATCATAGTGGTATGAATAATATGAAACAAGGCGTACAAGCGGTTGAGTCAAGTGCGGAATATGGAATTTATGTCTGGATCTTGCCCAACGGTGAGCCATTTAAGGACGATGATGGCAATACATTAAACATTCCATCAATGAAGCATGATATTAGAAATATGAACTTATTAGGAAAAGCAGCAGCATATTGGGGAAAACCAGATGGTGTGGCAAAGTTTATGCCTGGCGTTGGTAGAGTAACTGATGAACAAGCAGCAGAAGATATTAACAGAATGGCTGAGGGACTAACCCCTTACGGAGATACCGACAACTGGAAGGAAATTTTTGCAAATGAGCGAAAGAGTGGAAGATAACGAAGTACCTCAAAGCCAAATTATTTGGGGAAGAGATGTGGCTATTGATAGCCTACAGAAAAGTGCAGAGATTGTAACAGTTGATGAGTTTCAATTACCATCTTCAGAGCTTTTAAAGTATCGTGGAATTAACCAAAACTTTAAGCGTAATGCTAAAAGAAAGCTTGAAAAAGCTGGACAAGTCGGTGCTTCGTCTAATACTTATGCAACTCCAGTTAATGGTTTTAGTGGTGATGATGCAGAATCAAAGCAACTTGTTTACCTTCAATATGGATATGGTCTTTTTGATGTTGTAGAACCTCCATACAACTTAATTTCATTAGGCAAAACATATGAGGTTTCAGCTGCAAACTATGCTGCTATAAATGCAAAAGTGACTAACATTGTTGGTTTAGGTTATGACTTAATGCCATCACTTAAGGTTAAGCAGATGCTAGAAGATCTTGCAGGTAATCCAGATAAGCTTAATAAAAGTAGAAAAAAGCTATAACGTGCAAAAGCAG